ACAGCACCAAATAGGTTATCTAGCACACCTACAACTTTTCCCGGTTGTGTCCAAACGTCTATCAATTCTTGTTCCAACATAGCAGCTTTCTTGTTTGGTATTTTATGTGGTATATTAGAAGCATTTACAATATCATCTAACTGTGCTTTTGTTCTACCTAACATAGTACCTATTAATCCGTTTAACTCAGATGGCTTAGCACCACTAGCGATAATTTCGGATGTAGCAGCATTAACTTCTTCCATTTCTTTATTGGCAATTTTTAAATCTTTCTTTGCTTTTAGGGATTTGCCTGCTACTTGCATTGTCTTAACTAAGACAGCACTTCCTAGAGCAGTATAAGCTCCAACTTCTAAAGCTTTAGCAACATCTACATTACCACTCTCAGATGCTAAGTCCTCTGACACAGACCACGTTGCACCAAGCGCACCACCAATTCCCATAGCTGCTTTCCAAGTACCAGTGATTGGTATTAGAGTAGTTGGGTCAGCTAGTGCCTTCCCGGCTTGTCCTACAAATGCTTGCCAACCAGACTCAGTATCTTCTGGTAGCATCGAGGAAAGTACTGGATAATTCTTTTCCATCTCTTTTTGTTTGTGGTCTATTAATACTTTACGTCTATCCTTTTCACTTAGTTCCGTAAACCCTTTACCGTACAATTCATCCGGGCTAGTATAAAAACCACCTTTACCACCTATATTTCCAAGGGGGAATTTAGATTCTAGATACCTTGAAAAGTTTTTAACTAAATTACCACCTTTAGCATAGTTGTAAGATATACGCCTTGAGTCAGAAAAATCATCTATCTCCATTGCGCCATCCATTACTTTAGCTTCTTCCTCTACAACGTCCACTACTGGAACATTACCAGTTTGTTTCTTCAATAAAGAATTATATACACTAGTGGTTTCTGGTTTGGGTTGTGGTACTTCAACACTAGGAGTTACTGCTCTCCCAGTTCTTTCTTTCAATAAGTCATCATAAATGCTCATATACTATTCTTCCCTTAATTATTTATATTTACTAAAAGTAGGTTGGTCAAACCACGTATTCCAGTTAAACACTTCAAATTCTCTAGAGTCTGCAACACCTTTTTCTAGTCGACCACTTTCAACGTCAGCGGCTATAATGTCTGCTATGATAATATCATCCGTAGGTAAAGATTCATCACTTGCTGTTGCTTTAGACTCGTAATCCAACTTGAGTTGTTGTAATTTTTGTGATAAGACTGTAGCGTATGAGGATTTTTCAGCGGACTCTACTTCAAAGCCTAAGTCAGCTTTCTCTACTAAGTCATAAGCTAGATTAAATTCGTTACCAGTAGGGGCTTTTAAAACTTCAGGAGCATCTTCTTCTAGAGCAGTTTTTGCTGTAGCGTTCCTAACGGAAGAAGCATTAGCTTTAGATAACCAACTAGCTACTGCCTCATAATCACCTACACTAGCAGAAGCACTCGCTAATACTGTAAAATAATCAGAACTACCTAATTCATGTTTAGATAATTCTACCTTTAGTTTTTCATCAGCTTCAGCAGTCTCTCTAGCTTGCACATCTAATTTGTCTTCATAACCAAGGCGCTTAGCAATTGCTCTACCTACCTTTGGCCCAAAAGCCCCGCCTATGGCAGCAACTGAAGGGTCAGCATTAGTTTGTGAAGCTAAGTGTTTTTGAATACCAGTGTTTTGTTTTCTACGAAAGTCTGAAACATCATTAGATGTCAAACCAAATATACTTTTTATCATGCCTGCCATTAGTTACCTCCTGCTGATTTAGCGTATGCTACTGCCATAGTTTCTAGTAAGCCCGGTTTACGTGCTTGAGCTGGTGTTCCTGCAGCATATGCAGAGTTAACAGCTCCAGACCTTGCTTGTTCTAGTCCTGCTCCTTGTCCTATTAGACCAGACTCCATATCTTGTACACCTTGAGCAGCACCAAATGAACCTGTAAATCCACCTAATAAGTTTCTTAGTTGAGTTTCTTGTGCTTGTTGATTTAAGTTATAACCAGCTGCTTGTTGTCCAAAGTCTTGTGCTTGTTCTTCGTTAGCTAGTTGTCTAGACGCAGGCCCTAATTCAGCCAATGCTCTTGATTGTGCTAAGCCTAGTCCGTACATGTCAGGGTTAACCATTCCATTTCCTGCCCCTGCTCCTGCTCCGCCTGACGATAAGTTAAGTCCTAGTCTACCAGTCCCAAACATATCTTCTCTTAATGCATTGTTTTGCTGTGTGAATCCGGGTCTTAATAGATTAGCTTGTTGGTCAAAGATTTCTGACTCTCTTTGTCTAATGTCTCCGCTTTGATAATCAAATCCCGGTACTGCTGTGTTTGATTGATTTAAGAAACCCTGTAGGAAGCCGCCAGAGTTATTTAGCCCTTGGTTATATAAACTTTCTAAAGTTGGATTTAGTTCTTGACTAAAATTAAAAGACTCACCGCTTGGTGTTCCACTTGCAGTTCCAGCTAAACCTGTATAAGTGAACGGTTGAAACTTTCCACCTTTTGCTGGTTGTGCATCCTTTGCTTTTGAAGCACCTATGCCTATTACGCTACTTACTAATTTACCCATTACTTTTATCTCCTAGTTGTTTTCTCCACACTTCATGTTTTAGTCCGTCTAGACCCATCTCTGTGCTATATAATTTAAATTTGTACATCTCTAAAAATTTCCTATGTTTGTTATCTTGTGTGTTTTCATGTAGTGCATATATGTCTCTTCCGTATAGATTAAAAAGTTGTTGTAAACTATTATGTATACTTTTTTTAACTGTCTTATTCCATTTGTAAACATCAATATGCCCAAATAATTTATCTTCGTATTCTTCTATATGTACAAGGTAATCTTTGTGAAGTATTACGGGTATCTTCATTAAGCAGTTCTTTTCCACATATATACAACTATGTATGGTTGTAAGTTAGCATCTGTTCCACTAGAGCCTGTTGATGCTATTGTAGTTGCTACACTAATACCTGTTGCTTTTGTTTCAGTTGCTACAGTATTGTAAGTACCAGTACTACCAGCAGAAAAAATCTTTCCAGAATAACTACCATCATTAGCAGCAGCAGGATTTGTTCCAGCTTTATCAGAATAACGAAATACGTTACTATCATGAAAATGACCATTGTCTGTTACTGCGGAAGATGCACTATGTACGTGAGCTACAGTAATAGCATCAGCACTACCACCTGTTTCGCTAAGGGTATCAAATGCTGTATCACTACCATTTAAACCTACCATAACACGCCCTGCTCCATAACTTGCCCATGTACCAAAACCTAATAACGTACCGGGATTAGTAGCTACCGCAGCTTGTGTGTATATACTACCCACTGGATACAAAGCTAATTTAGCAGCAGCAATAGCCGTTGCTATAGCAGTTGTTACGTAAGCTGTAGTAGACATCTGTGTTGTGTTAGTAGCTTCACTAGCTGTTGGTGCTGTGGGTGTCCCTGTTAGTGCAGTGTTGTTAATATTAGCTTTAGTATTAACTGCAACTTGTATGGCATCAAATTCATCATCAAACTCCGTTCCTTTGACAATCTTATTTGCATTACCAGTTGTTAGTGCATCCTTCGCTGCGAAGTCTGTTGTTTTTGAATAATTACTCATTAAATTATACGCCCCTGTTTAGTGTAAATGTCTAGTTTTTGAACGCTTAGTTGTGCGCCATCTATTTTTGTTTCAATTCCTATTTGTACGATAGAGCCAGAGCCTGCTATTGATTGGTCTACTCTGTCTAACGAAACTCCTAAGTTAAATTCAGCTACTACGGTTGCATTAGAACCAAAGTCTGCTATACCAAACTCAGATACTTTTGTTTCTTTTAGTTTAAATGGAAAACTTACGTATGAAGTAGTATAATCAAATCCTACTTTAAGTGTAAATGATTGTCCTGTACTTCCTATAGCTGTAACGGAAGCCCTTTTAAGTATCTTAAGTATATTAGGTCTTTCTAAATCAAAGTGGTTAGTGTAATAAGACATAGTATATGCTACGCTATTGTCTGAGTATCCTTTATACTTTGCTAGCCCATTTGTTTGTGTTAAATACATTGCTCTATCTGTTGCATCATATATAAAATCTGTATGTGTTTGGTTATTCCAAGTTGTAACCCTTAAAGTCATATCATCTAGTTGCTGTCTTGTATCAAATACAAAAGCTGTCTTTGCTTCTGGTAAGCTAATTAAATATATAGCTTCCTCTGGGAAGTAACAAGATTTTATTAAACCTAAGTTTGATTCGTCATTAACAACAGTCATAAATGTATCTCTTACATTCTTAGAAATATCACTCATTGGTAATGACTTTTCTTGAATAGTACGCCCTAAAGAACGTAACCCTGTAGATGATAGAAATACTATATCTCCACCTATATTTTGTATACTGTCTTTAGCTATGCAACCTACGCCCGGTATTACTTCTACTAGGTTAAGGTTAGCTACATCAAAACTTTCTTCAGCTGAATCCCCATCACTATATATAATTATATGATTCTTACAGAATATAATTAGGTTACCGTTAGATTCACCTAAACCTGTTATTACGTCTGTACCTTTTGGTAGTACGCTAGCTATGTTTAAAGTACCAGATGTTCCTGTATCCCACTGAGCGCCGTTAAGTAGGTTAGAGAAATAAACTGTTGTCTTATTAGCAGCTGTATCAGCAGCCCATAGTCTTCCCATCATAGATACACCAATAGATGCTAATGGGGCAGAACCTGTATAATCAGCATGTTGGTCTATACTCTTAAAGATTAGAGAACCACTTTCATTAGTATAGTATAAAGGTTTATAACCTGCTTGGAAATAGTATGACCTATCATTTAAAGTACATGCTTGCCAATTACCTGCTATTATTGTATCTGATGTAGTGGGAGTTCTTTCTGTTAAGGTACTTAAACCTGAATAGAATTTAGTAGCACTCCATGAAACTTGTGTATTTACACCTGCTATGTCTAGGAATGGATGCATCCCTTTTAAGGCTACGCCTGTACCGCCTGAACTAGTTTTTAACTGCCAACCTTTTCTAGCCCCTAACCTTCCAAACTTATCTATAACACAGTTATTTGCCTGTAAAGCAAATTGAGGGTTATTAGCTACACTAGATTCTTGAGTGTTTAGGCCCATGAAAGCTGGTGCTGTTAATGATGCTGTTAATATAGGTTTACTCATTTATTGTACTCACTATAGTTAATGGTTTATGCTTCATACCACATTGTTTCTTCTGGGTGTTTAAGGGCGTCTAATGATATTGCATCCTGTAAAGAATGGTTTGCTCTACTGTATGCACTAACTGCACTTGCTCCACCTTCTTCTCCTCTTTCCTCTACCGCTAATGCGTAGGCTAGGAGTTCAATAGGTTTTGATGGCACACTGATAATGTCAGAATCTAGTTCTAAATCAGCACTGCGTTGTATTACGTTAAAATGTATACTGTATACACCATCTGGTATTGGATATAAATCTATTTGTGTATCACCGTCTGCACTTATACCGTTAAAAGAATAATGCTGGGGTGCGCCCGTTCCGGGGTTACCATTTAAGAACCAGTTATTAAAACTGTGTGCTGTTGAGTACTGTAAGAAATAGTTACTAGTATCATTTATAACATCTAATACTGTTATATTACTTTGAGTACCATTTAATTCATAACTAAATATTCCATCTGAAGTAGTAGCTGTTAAGGTAGTACGTAAACCAGACCATGACCAAGCGTCTTCAACGGATGATTGTGCATCATTTACTAGTACGCTTACTAATGTAGAATAAGTAGTCTCGTTGACTGTTGATACAGTACGCTCTCTTAGTCTTTTTAATATATTATTTACTGTTTGTAAGTATGTCATAGTGTTATTTTACCATAGTTTGTGTTAAAAGTCAAGTATTATTATTTATAGCTTGAACAGGCCTCCACTACTTGATAGCCATACCATTAAACCTAATGATACACTTGCTATTATCCATAGTAGCTTACGAGCTACACTCTTGCCTACATTAGCGTATACCTTCTCTAGTGCCCTGTCCGCTGCTTTCTCTGCTATTCTATCTATGTCTGCTTCCGTTAGGAATCTTGGTTCTTCACTCATTATCTATACCGCCTGTAGTAAATATTCGTTTATGTGCATACACTTTGTTATTTATCTTAATCTTTACTTTATTGTTTTTAAAGAACCCAGCTTGTATAGACCACACATTATCATCACATGATATCTTATGATAGGTATCTTTACTTACATAGTTAAACCACTTACGTTTCTTAAAAGTAATATTACCATCATTGTTTATTTCTTCTGTGTATGTTCCTTTAAATATAAAGGATATAAAATTAAATGGGTGGCTATGGTATATAGAACTAGCATCAGGCTTTGTGTCAGGTATACATTCTACAGTAGCGTTGATTGGGTGTATCTTTGATACTAAAATTGTAAACGGTTTAGTCCAGAAACCCCATCTTGAAATGTAACGGATACCATTTATCCCAACAACATGAGTTGCACCAAAACCTATGTGTAATTTCCTATAAGTCTTTAATAAGAACTCTATCATATCCACCACCCCCATTACTTTTAGGTACTTCTACATACTCTTTAATATCTGCTTTGTTCTGTGTTTGAGCTATACGATTACCATGATTATCAAAGTTAAGTACAACAATCTCAGTATCATCTAAGTTAGTTAGCTCATCAGCATAGTCTGCTGTGTACTCTGTGTATAGATTAGTACCTTCACCATAGACTTGGTATCTTTCTAGGTGTGCAACTAGTGTTACTTCGGTTAGTTGTTTAGCGTTATTAAATTGGAATTTAAATATATCATCAGCATGTGCTAGTGTTTTTGTTTTACTTATAGGCATAACAATGTCTGCCTTTAATGATTCAGCCCACGCCCATACATCAT